CGCGTTGGCTTGTAAACGCACCGACCACAAGAGCCTCATCACGCACATCTCGCGCGGCGAATCTTGGGTCGGCGGTGAGGTTGTGTGTAGCGCGTACCGGCTACACGTCAACGGCTGGACGGCGTTGGCGCCGAAGACGCCCGACGAGCGTTTAAAGAAACCATCAAAATATGGGAGATCGACATGATTAAAGACACAATTTGCATGCTGTTGCTGATGGCATTTGGCTTGGCGTTTTGCACAAGCGCCGTGACTACTGAATATAATATGTGGGCGCTGATGGCAAAATCATCACAATTTTTTGGAGGATAAAATGGTAGGTAAGAAAACCCCCGACGACATTATCACGGCATCAGTATTGCCGGTAATTATGAATATGTCGCCGTACAAAACGCCCAACGATCAGCTTGCCAAGGCACTAGCCTCAATCGAAGGCAAGCCTGATCCCGACCCATTCAACGGCAACGAAGCCTGTGATTGGGGTGACGCCTTGGAGGGCGTCATCCTCACCACTGCCGCTGAACGGCTCAACCTGACTGACCTGAGGCTTGAACACGACGCCGTCTTCCACGACACATTACCGTTTGCCGTGTCGTTGGACGGCACCGCTGACGGCGGGCTGGGGCATGAGGTAACCACCGACCCAGCTAAGGGCATCTACTGCGTTGACGGCCCTGTCTGGGTGGACGGCGTGGGCGTCTTGGAGAGCAAGTTGACCAGCAGTAAGCCAGAAGACCGGCCAGCGCCTCACAGGGGGCCGCTGCAACTCCAAGGGCAATTGATGGCCACCAAACTAACTTGGGGCGCTGTATGCGTCTTGTACGGCGGTGTGGAGCTACGCATCTTCTTGTATCAGGCAAACGCGGCCACACAGTCGCGCATCACGGATGAGATCGAGGAGTTTGAGCGCCGCAAGTTTGACGTTGACTGGTATCCGATCCAGTCCAGCTCTGACGGCAATACCGCATACCCGCGTGTCGATGACGGTGCGCCGCCAATCACGCTTGAGGGCGAAGACAACGACTGGCTGGCTCAGTTGGTCAACGCCAAGGACGCCAAGCGGGCCGCTGAGGGCGACATCGACGAAGCTGAGGCTATGCTGAAAGAACGTCTGGGCAGCCACGATGAGGCGGTCGGGGTAGTCGGCAATCGTTCTTACTATGTCAAATGGCCAATGCGTAACTTCAAGGCACAACCGGCCAAGACGACACCGGCCAAGCCCGCACGGATTGTCCGGCAGTCAACCTTAACCATTAAGGAGTCAAAGGATGGATGAGTGGGTATCTGTTGAAGATCGTATGCCAGAAAAAGATAAAAGCGTCGAATATAAAGCGACGTTGATGGAAGGGCATAGGGATGAATTTGTTATTGAGAGCGTGGGCAAGTTTGTTGGCTACTACGTTGATGAAGATGGCAAAGAGTGGAAGGGTATGCACATTTTTGTGAGCGACCGTAGTGGCGGCTGGCTTACTGGTGATGTGCAATTTTGGAGAGAGGTGCGTGATGATTGATGTGCCGCTGACAAAGAAGCAGGCGGAGCTGCGGATTCTGATTGACCGCATGACCCGCCGGTATGGCTACACGCCGACCATCAATGAGCTGTCGCAGAAGACCGGCAAGAGCTTCAGCCAGATACACCGGCTGATGACCGGGCTGGTCGAGCGCGGCGCGGCTGAGAAGGTGGCCGGTCGAGCCAGAGCGTTTAAACTTTTATAGGGGGATGACATGCAAACAGAACACCTAAAACCAAATGACCTAATCAGCGTGACTGGCCCAAGTGGCAGGACGGTCACGGCTATGGTCAGGCGGGTCGAGCGCATTGACGATGAAAGCTACAACGTAGTCTTTGAGGATATGCAGACCGCAGATAGATTTGACTATCAGTACCTTTATAGGTAAAAAGAGTTTTGGGGTGGTGAACCCACCTGCGCGAACCCTCTAATGTACGCATGATGGGGGTCAATCCCACGGTCTTAGTAGACCACCCCAAATCCCCCTTATTTTTTAGGCCGCTGCTGGATGCTCTCAACGACACCACCGCCAAAGTAAAACCCCAGAATAATCAGCATTGCATAGTTGATCGTGAACTGATCCATCACCTTGGTTACTGCGTCTGGGTCGCCACGTCCGGTTATGGTCATGCCAAGCACCAGCATGTAACTGCCCAGAAACGTAGCCCCAAACATCAGGGCAAGGTAGCGTTAGGCAATTTTAAATGGGGCATACGCCGACATCAGATCAATCTTGGCTTTGCTCTTTGCCGCAATGGCTTCCTCATCTGATGTGTGCATATCATCAATCAGCTTCATGCCCTGACTGATCACGTCACCTGAGCCTAGTATTTTTCCTAATACAGCTAACATTATTCAACTCCTAACATTCTGGATAGACCAAAAACTTCCATCAACATAAATGTAAAAAACAAAAGCAGCACACCCCCAGCAATCAGTTTACCGCTGAAATTTGTTGAGCCTATTTTGATAGCCACAAATTCGTTGCCTAAAATTCTCAGCACAAGCTCAAAACTATTTTCGCCAACCTTGGCTTGGATTGGTTTTTTGTTTTCTTCAGCCATCAGCTAACGCCCTAAACCTTGCGGTAATGCGCTTCGCCCGGTTTGGCGTTTGGTCGAACCAGCGCGAATCCTCAGCCTCTGCGGCAACAGTCAGCCACGCCTTCGGGTCTTCCATAGCCTCAGCAACACCAGCCCACATTTTTACAAACTTAGAGCAGCGCGGGTAGCCAAGCTGGAAAGTCATATTGCAGAGCGCCAATGCGGCTTCAGGATAGCGTAAGTCTAGCTCATTAAAGTCAACGCCGACTTTGTCGCACAGTCGGCGGCAGTCTTCAATCGTGACTGCTATATCCAGATTAAACCGTTGGCGCACACGATCCTCAGACACAGGCGTGCCAATCGGCTGGCCGTGTTCTGGGTCGTGTTCTTTTACCAACGCGCCAATTCCAAACGTGGGCAGGCCGAGACTGCACAAATAAATAATATGTTCGCCGTCGCTATTTTTTTTGACGCCCTCATCAGCAGCAATTTCTTCTCGCAACGTGTCTTTATTCATCGTCTCATCTCCAAAACGTGATCAACCGCTTTATCCCAGCTATCAACTTCCGCAGCCTCAGTGAAGCGCGACGCTGGCAGGCGCATACTGTATTGCCGTATGCTCGTAACCGGCATGAACAAGACCCTTCGCGCATTGGGGGAAACAAGGCAGAGAACATCGTAATCATCCTTTGTTGGCAGATGCTTCGCTTTGCAGCCGTGGCCCAATTGGAAATGGTGACGCGGAGATCGACCATTGTTATCGCCCAATAAACTCGCAGTCTTTGCCTGCACGCGAAGAAACTCTTGCCCATTCCAAGCCACCATATCTACCCGGTCTTGCTGTGCCATTGAGACGCGCCATCCTTGCCCAAGAATAGCGGCTGCCGCGATGTACTCGCCAATCAGTCCGGTTGTTGTTTCGCTCAATTTTTAGACGCCAGCCACACAATCCAAAAGAATATGCCTAAAGATACAACGCCTAACACGCCAATCGCAAGAGCCTCTAGGATTTTCTGTCGAGCCTCTTGCTGCTTGTAAATAGCGTCTTGGCGCTCTTTGCGGATTCGGCCTTCTAGCTGGATCAGGTCAGCCCACGCCTGCGGCCCGAAAGTCATTTGCAGATACTGCTTCAGCTCGGCGCGTTGCGCTTCCAGCTTTTTCTTGGCGGCGTAGACTTGCAGCGCCTCACTCTGGACTGCGTCGGCGCCTTGCAGCTTCTTGAATAGCGGCGGGTTTTTCGCCTGCTTCTCGGCCTGATCAATGTCAGACGCAGCCTTCATCCAGCGCGACACGTCGCCAATACAGCTCTCCAGATCGCGGCCAGCATTAACCATCTGCTTAATCGTATTGAAAGCTGCTGTTGCCCCAGAGATTGCTGCGCCTATGGTTATCGGGTCTATGACAACATTCCCTTCTTCAGAGCTTGGCATCGCCATTTTTTAGGCATCAAGCCGTGGGTCATCTCGCCAACGTCACGACCCATTTCCATAGCCCTGCGCTCACAGGCAGCGCGGGTATCGTATGGGCCGCGAGTGTCGTGAAATTCAATACAGTCGGCAGGGTTTGCTATCGCACAGGCTAGTACGA